GGCGCCTTGCCGGCGTCGTCCTCCGCCAACTGCGGCGGGAGCATCTTCTTGAACCGGTCCGCGATCTGGTCGGCGCCGGCCATGTCCGAGTTGCGGAACACGATGTCGCCGATGGTCGGCAGCAGACCCGGGTTCCCCTGAACCAACTGCGCCAGCGTGTCGAACGTCTCCAGCCGCTTGGTCGAGTACGCCTTCCCGATCTTGACCACCACGTCATACTTGCCCGGCGAGACCGCCGCGATGTCGAACTGGATCTTCCCGTCCGGCCCCGGCTTGTTGATCCACTCGACTTTCCGGGTCTCGTCCTCGCCCAGGATGCGGACCAGCCGCGCGCCGTCGTAGATGCGCGGTATCGCCTCCGCCAGGTCCCGGCCGCAGTCCTCCTGCGCCCGACCTAGGTTGTCGCCGAAGTGCATGTTGGTCTGGGTACTCTGCTGCTGGCGGGCTTGGATCCCGCGGCCGCTGGTCTCGTTGCTGCGGGCGCCCATCTGGGCGTCGAACATACTGCAATTGGCCTTGCGGGAGTCAATCTCCTGCGCGACAAACGCGCTCAGGGACGCGATCGGCGGCTCGAACGTGTCGCGGTGCGGAGCGGGACACGGTTTTCCGTCCACCGTGACGTTCTTGTACTCCATCCGTCCCCGCGGCCGGATGGCGGACTCGTCCCACTCCCACTCGTGCCCCTCGAACTGCCCCTCGGCCCCGATCCAGCCGCTGACCGGCGAGGCCATCAGCGCCTCGGCGATCCTCGACTTGGCGTAGTTGATGAGCTGCTGGGGACTGCGGGTGAACCGCAGCAGGGACAACAGGACCGGCTTCCCGCCGATGATGATTTGCCCGCCCAGCACGGCGTAGATCCAGATGCTCGACCCCACGCACTCGGTCTCGGTGTCGCGCAGGATCTCGGCGCCGTTGATCTTGCACCAGCGCACCGTGTCGACGTCGACCACCCGGGTTTTCGGTTCCTCCCCCGAAGCCGCCATGGCCTCCTTTACGTCCGGAGGAACCAGTTCGTCGTCCATCCAACTCTTGTTCGGCAACCGGACGCGCGTCTTTTTCTTCGTCTCGATCCACCAGTACTCCGCGATCCGGACCTCGTCCTTGCTCGCCCAGCCGGTGGTGTCGTGCTCCGCGAAACTCAGGAACTCTCCGCTCTCGCCGTACAGGCGGTTGTGCTCCTCGCGCGTGATCGTCTCGACCACGAAGGCGTGGCGGCACTTCTGCCGCAGAATGGCCGGCCGCAACACCCCGTACACCGACAGGGGGTCCACGATCTCCTTGATGACGAGTTCCTGGTCGTCGGTCTCGTTGTTGGCGTACTGGGCCACCATGCGGAAGAATCCGAATCCGCCCGCCACCTGGCAGTGGTTCGCCCCCTCGTATGCGGTTGAAGCCTGGCTGTCGTACTGAATATGCCGCGCCATGCCCTCGAGCAGTTTGGCGGTGTCCTTGTCGGCGTCCTCGACGGGCGTGTATCCCAGCGACGGCTTGTTCTGCCGGGTCTCGTTGGTGAGTTGCTGCACGAAGGTTGGAAGCGGGTTGTCGACGATGGCGGGGCGGCCGGCGGCGGTGCGTTCCTCCGCCTTGCCCGGCGGCCACTGGAGGCCGGCCTCGAAGCGCCGGTCTTCCTTGTACTCGTCGCGCAGATCCTGCTCCCACTTCTGATCGGCGGCGAACTGCTTGCGGGCCTGTTCGAGAATTTCGTCGGGGGTCATGGGGTTCGGATAAGATGACGCAGTCCGTTCAGTCTGCCGGTGATGTTGACGAGTTCGGCGCCGGCGTGTCCGCAGTGGCCGTAGTTCTCCCAGCACGAGCGGCAGAGGTCCGCCAGACACCACCAGCAAAATTCGGCGGTCTGGGGGCTCAGGGTACGACCGCAATGAGCGCAGGTGAGCATGTCAGTTCAGTTCCGGCACCGGAATGTTGTAGATCCTCCACCCACACCAACACTCGTAAGTCCAAGCCCGGCCCAGAGGTAATGCGCGCTCAGTGATCTTGATGGGTCGGCCGCAATTCTGGCAGTTGGGCGGTGTCACCTCGACATAGGGTGCGCCCTGATCGCTTTGGCTTGGACAAAGGATGGTAGCCAGTGGCTTTCGGTCATGGGCGGCAATGAGGTCTTCGGTGGTCATCTTCGTGTTTGGTTGCGGGAGCCAGAGTCGCACTGGCCACTCCTGGGTTATGAGTCCAGGCAAGCCCCGGGCTTATTCCCGCGGTGTCATCTCGGGGACGGCGCTCCCACATCCGCCAGCGTCCGGCCTTTGGCTTTCTTCAGCCCACCCAGCGCCTGGCCGACTTTCTTCAGGACCGCGGCGCTGGACTCGTACACGTACCGCTCGGGTTCCACCCAGCCGGGCACGTTGTTCTCGCCCTTCTTCGGCTTCGGCGCCGCGTACTGACACGTCACCATGAAGCCGTTCTCGGCTGACTCGATGGTGATGCGTTCGAGTTCTTGTGCCACTTGTTCACCTCCCCACGTTCGCCAGCGTGCGGCGCTTCTTGCCACCCCGCGCCTTGTCGAGCGCGATGGCGACGGCCTGCTTCTGCGGCTTCCCGTGCGCCATCTCGGTGCGGATGTTGGCCGAGATCGTCTTTTGGGACCTACCGGGCCTCAACGGCATTGACTACCTCTCGGTTCCGTGGGAGAATTGGGGCATGCTCACCCGACGTTCGCTGTTTGGACTGGCTGGAAGTCTGATCGCGGTCCCGAGAGCGGCCGTTCCCCAAGCGCCCAGCCCTTCGCGGTTCGATCTTCTTGCGGGGGGGCCCTTCCCCCCTGGGGTCATTGTGTTGCGGGGCGACCCCTGCGAAACGCCTCTGCATAGCGTCTTAGCGAGATCCCACAAAGCGCAACGGGTAGAAGACCTCGCGTTGTTGAAAGGAACGACCTGGCCGCCGGCCAGCGCACGGAACGCTATCGAGCCTCGCTGACTCACCACACGCCCCCTCATACCATCCACCCGCCGCCCGAGCGGTCGCCCCAGCCCACGTAGCGGCGCTCCGGCTCACCGGGTTTTGCCGGCTGCACCTTCTCGATTGAAACCATCTCCGATTCCAAGTACCGCGTGCCGTCCATGAGGTGGTCCCGCTCCTTCACGACTTTGCCCTTCTCGTCGCGGCGATACAATCGGAACTCGCTCAACCAGTTGGGACACGACGCAAACACCTTCAGGCGGCCGCTCGACAGCCTCTGCCACACCTTGTAGATCCCGGCCTCGACCGCGTTCTGAGCCATCGACAGGTGCAACCCCAGGTCGGTGTACATCTGGAGCAGTTTGCGCCCGTCTACCTGGCTGCGCCCGCGGGAAGCTGGATCAATCGCGCCCTGAATCCACGCGCCGCGGGCCTGGATAGCCTGGACGTGAACGCTCGGCTCCGCTTCCCCGCGGTAGTACTCCGACCAGAGGTACACCGTATCGGACTCCCGGTTGTGAGCCGACCAGATCGCAGCCGTGCGGTTCCACCCCACGTCCATCCCGTACGCGCGCGGCCAGTGCGGCGGAACGGCGAAGTCGGGCACGACTACGTCCGACTCTGGCACTGGGTAGATGGCACCTGATCCGAGAGCCGGCAAACCTTTGGACCGGGCATCGCGCTGGTAGGGCGGGATTGAAGACCATAACTCCTTTTTGACTTCGTCTGAGAGATGGGGAACCTCGTCCCACGTGCAGAACACGACGAACTTGGCCGGCTTCTCGAAGTCGCCATCAGGCAGGAACTGGAGAACGACCTCGGACAGCCCCTGCAACGGCGTGAAGGTCAGCATCACCAGGCCATTGGTGGTCATCGTGCGCAGCAGGCACTCGGTATACACGTCACCGGGCGGCTCCTCATCGAGCCAGATCACGTCCATGTCGGCGCCCTGGAACGACTCGCGGCGCTGGTCGTAGGACTTGAGCACCAGCGTCGAGACCCCGCCGGTCGCATGGCGAACGCGAACGGTGTCGATGGCCTCGGGCACGCCGGCCTTGGCGGTGGTCTCGAGGATCGCCTCGCCTGGAATCATCCCAGTTCCCACATGCCCAGGCTCCCCCAGAAGTTTGGGCTGGATGATCTCGCGAACGGTCTTGGCTGTGTCGCCGGCCGCCCAGACCTTGACGCGCTTGTGGAACCGGCGCCCAACCCACCAAGCTGGGTACTCCCCCGTCAGATGGCAAGCGAGCTCGTAGGCACCTACACCTTCCGTCTTGCCGACCCTGTTAGCCGCCAGGAACAGGCGTTCCCTGTGGTCTTTTCCCGCAGCGAAATACGCCAGTTGCTTGGGGTAGAAGGCGCGGCGAAGTGGGCCGGTCTCGGGGTAGTAGGCGTCGATGTGCCGGCGATCGCGCTGCCGGCGGAGGGCGAGCATCGTTGGCAGGTAGTCCACCAGGAGTTGCTCGGGCGTGGCGGTGGCGCTCACTGGACCATTTTCTCCTGGCGCTGTTTGCCGACCGCGATAAGTTGGCCGGCGGCGATCATGGCGTCGAGTTGCTCGTCGGGCAGGACCTGCCGGCCAGGGTCGATAGCCAGCGCGCCGCTGAACTCGTGGCGGTCGGTGAACATACCGAGTTCCTTGCCCAGGAGTTCGAGTGCGCGAACGGGTGAATCGATCCGCTTCTCGTCATCCAAAGCGCAGTTGACGATGTACTGCAACTTGGAAATAACCCACTCTCTGTTAAGTGCCACCTTTTCAATAGCTTGCTCGGCAGAAGCGCGGCGGAGTTGCTCTATTCTTGTAGCGACATTGACAACCCTTGACAAACGACTTGCGCACGCCCCCGCGTTGCTGTCCGAATACCCAACGCAAGTGTAGGCTTTTGCGGCAGTTTCGCCCGCCGCAACAAGTCGAGCAAACTGCTCGTGCCTCGGATTTTTCAGCGGCCCGCTCACGCTGTCCCCCTCTGATACGGCTGGTACGGCTGGTACGGCTGCAATACCGCGGCCTCGCAAGTGCGCCAGCACTCGAGCCAACGCGGCGCCGGCAGACTCGGCCTAGCGTGTACAGGCCGGTGTACGCGCGCAGCGTGTGCCGCCAGGCGCATCGACACGCCCTCGACCACCCACACGGCCAGCTCGAGGCGGATCGCCTTTCGCGCGCGGCGTAGCGAGGTGCACAGCGGGGTATCCGGTGGCGGGTCGATGATGCGGACGATGTGGCGAGACGTTGACATGGGGCGCACGATTGGCGATCTACCTCTGAGAGGTTCAGCCCGAGTGGGCCGAGGAATTCGGCTGGGGCCTGGTGGTTGGCGGACCCAGGCCCAGCCGCGGCCGGCGTCTTGCGGCAGTACCGGGGCACCAGCCGAAGCTTGACGCGCCTATAATGCCGCGAAATAGAGATGGGAGTCAAGCGGAATGTTTCGGGGCGGGAATACTCTATTTAAGAGTGAAGTATCCTGTGATGACTGTGACGGCTTAGTCGGGGAGTACCTATACACATGCGCGTGCGTATCTGTTGGGATATGTCATCACAAGTCGTCACAAGCCCTGGGTCATCACATACTGTATCTGGC